CTCATGTTTTTAGTCAATTTTCCCAAATGGTCATCATTTATCATGTCATACTTACGTCGAAGTTCATTTTTTCTCTTCAAGCTATAAGGAGTACCTACAATCCAAGTTTCAAATGAAGTATCAGAGTCAGTTGGCAAAGGTGTCATATTTTTCTTTAACCACCTTGCCACAAACCTTCTGAATTTCCTCATAGGAAAATTGGATTGATCGATATCCCTCCCAAACCTGTAGAGAGCTCCCGCAATAACCGTCGGGGTGTCGTTTGGATCTGGATGCGGCATGGCCAAGCCATCCACATGCATTCCAAGTGAAGCCATCACTACTGGCCGGCTTTTATCTGCCGGCTCCCTGATTGAGGTGATTTTCACTGAAGGGTCCAATTTAATTATATTTTTCCCATTAATGAATTTTTCACCATCCCAACCTGGGATGATAGAGCTTTCACACTCACGATACCCGTAGGCTAATACCCTCCTGGTTTCTAGAGGGCGCGGGGTTCCCCTTTTAAAAGAGGACTCCAAAGATTCTGTTTCCTACACTTGTAACGTGTATAATATTTAAGGAAATCAATCGTTTCGATCAAAACATTCTCATCCAAATTAAGGTGAGCTTTCATGTTGATCGTGTGTATATTTTTAACACACATTTCGAGTTTTGAATCTCTGGTTTGTTGGTCATCATTCCTGTTGAAGACAGGAGGTGAAGAAATGACTTGAGTGATCAATGTTTTGGACACCACAACAATCTGTTGATCATATGCGTCAGCAGTACCAATTCTCTTGATGTAGTTTTGATAACAAGGATTGTTATGTTTTATTGTTCCCATACTAACATTGTCAGCTCTACCATCACCTTTCGAAGCATCATCAAATAGTTCCCCTCGAGTGTAACTTATTACTCTTTCTCTGAAGGGAAGAACCTGCTTTGGAGTATCCTTAACAATTTCTCTGATTGTTGGACTCATGAACTTGACAAATCTTACGATCATTCTGTCAAAATCGGTGGTGTTAATGATAGTGTCGTTGTATTTCTTCAACATATCAACGACATCAGGTTGCATCAAGACTGATCCAAGTCTCAATTCTGCAACCTCATCCTCCCTATTAACATGGAGGGCGGACCTGGTAACTAACGCCTCCACAGGTCCATTTGGGGTCAGAATATACCTATAAGCTTCAAGCCCATAAAGCAATTCCAACCGTTCCTCAGCATGGCATGCTTGTTTTGTCACCCACCATTTAATCAAAGTTTTATCAACAATGGTGGCGATAATTTGTCCAACAATTATGGCCAGTATCTCAACGACAACAAACTCGTACCAATTAGATTCCAAAAAGCTGTAAACAGCAGAACAGATTGAAATCAAAATCAGAATAACTCGAATTAAAAACATCATTTTAAAACTTGGTGCTAATAAAACAGGGTAAACTGAACTGAGGAAATCAAGGCTTGTTTTATTGTCAAGCCCCGGAAACAAAGAGAAAGAAGAATCGCCGACAAGAACTTCAAATTTCTTAACCTTATCGACGCAAAGTGCATCATCATAAGCGATCACTTCTTCTTTCACAGGAGATTCAGAATCGGATGAATCACCGTCCATGCTCGGTTCGTCAAAAACCGCAAGGACGTCTTCACAAGAAAGACCAGACAAATCACCAATGTCAATAACAATGTCACTCTTCGAACACCACCTCTTAGATGTATGCTCTGAAAGCGACTTGTTGCACACGTGGCATGTTGATTTCTTTTTCTGATCTTTGCAATTGGCACCAAAAGGTGGGAGGTGTTTTTTGTCGCACTTGAAACACAACCGGGGTCCCTTAGGATCCTTC